TCCCGCCAACACGGGCAACTCTTTGCCCGGAAGCCTGGTAGTAATAATCTTTGTAGAAATTCGAACTCACATCAACCGGGAATTCAGCAAACGGAAACAGTGGATCAAAACCCATGTATTTGACATAATTATTTGCATTAGCATTCAGATACCCTAGCTGTTCATACGGGCTTGCAAATAGATTACTGGCATAACTGGCTGCATTTTTACACACCCACGCACGAAAATCCGTCACATTAACCCCATCCACAAACTGCCAGACAGACCCCCAAACATTTTCGATCCCTCGATATACCATCGGAGATTTACCATTGTTATTTAATAATAACGATCCTGAACTTGCAGCAATCCCGGAGCTAAATCCATTTTTCCAGCCTATGTTATACAAATAATTTCCGGTCGCAATATTAACTGGAGCACCATCAAACGTTATTGCCTTATTACTGCCATCATAAACGTCAATGCTGGTAATCATGCGTCCATAAAATATCTGGTTTCCTCCCTGGCTCGTACCAATAGCAATCGGCTGGCCAACAGCATAAAGTGCAGCATTTGCGTTTGATACCACAATTCGATTAACAGAATTTTCCGTAACCGTCGCCAGGTGCGTCGTTGTATATTGCCCGGTTGTCCATCCCTGCATTTTGGATTGAGCATCCAGTGTGGCATACTCAACCGTAAATAATACCTGGAGCATGTCATACACGTGGATGTCCATCTGCTGGTATCCCAACAGTCCACCAACGTTATTCGCAATTGCATAATTTCGAAAATCTACAATATTTTTATTGATTAACGGGAATCTATCGGCTTTAGATTCAAGTTTTCCGCCGCTCTCACTGGCAACATACTTGCCAACATAAATACCATCAAGCCAAACACCATTTACAAAATCGTAAAAACACCAAGGGCAATAAGAACCTGGTATATATTTTTTACAAATGATCCAAACGCGTTTTGTTGGAGTGTCCAGCTTGAGTATATAAAATCGTGGTATCCACCTGAATATGTTGCCCAGGCTATCCGTATAATCAACAATCTCCGAAAAGATCTCCGCCAAATCAAAATCATTCGTTGGTGTGCTTGCACCCTCGCCTGCATTTGCCACCATACCCACTGAGGCATTTGTGCGCGTCAATGTCACCGTCGCGCTTTTATCCCAACTTACGCCATAAACAGCCGAACCCTTCCAGATCTCGGTAGCCTCAGAAAATTGTGTTTCGCCCAGGATAGTTACAATCTCATCTCTACGCACGTTACACCTTACTCAATAATTTCACGGTCCGTGCAGCTGTTTGTACACTTGCAAAAACTGCTTTGATAAATCTGGCATGGTAAAAATATGAGATATTAACCGGCGTAATCTTGCTCGCAACCACCGGAACGGAATATTCCGACCCTGTGTCTGGGTTAAGAACAGGATAATAATTCGTTCCATCAATGCTGGTTTCAAAAGTCATATTCGTACCGTCTATTTCCGCTGGAATTGCCACTCCACAAAATGTCGCACCTCGCATGTCGCCAGCTGCGGACTTTGTTCCATTCAGTGCCACCACCACATCTACACCAAATTTTGCTACCGGATAACTTCCTATTCCCATGATTCCTCCTTCCCGTAAGGGCAAAGCATTTTATCTCTTCAAAAATGCTTCCTTCATATCGTACGGGTAAAGCATTTTTATCTCTTCAAAAATGCTTTACCCTGTTCTTTACACAATAAAAAACAGATCCATCACCTTCGCGCCATTCGGGGTCCCGTTCAGCGCAAAAAGATTTTTCTCCACCTCATCGCTATCCACAGTCAACGACCCGGTATCAGCCGAGCCATCAAACAGCTTCACCAGCAAACAGGCAGAATTGGCCAAAATCGCGGGCATCCCGAATTTCTTGCCAATACCAATGGAAACCGTATCCGTCCCGGCGTGCACTTCCACCGGCAATTGCACACTCGTCACCTCTTTAAATGCCTTCACGCCTTCCACTTCGGTGGCACCGTTCAACGCAATCGTATCGGTAATCGTCGCACCGGCTGCATTTTTCCCGGTCACAACCACATTACCGGTAATCCCGGAGGCATTCCCTTTGGCTGTCACCGTCCGCGGAAAATCAGGATTGGTAATTCCTGCCGTAATCGTCTGCACAGCATCAGTCATTGCAGTCGCTGCCAATACAGCAACCGCCGAGATCGCAGCTGGTGCAATCAGATAATGTCCAACAAACCCACGGTCAAAAGGCACTACCCCCGCCTCACCCTGGATCTTCTGCCCTAAATTTGGATTAAAAGGGTAAAAACTCATATTTTCCTTCTTTCTTTGTATGGGTAAAGCATTTCATCTTTTCGAAATGCTTTACCCCCTCAAAACTCAAAACTCAATCCTGAATCCTGTCCTACGGCACCAAAACCGCAAATGGATAGCGGGTGCCTGCATTCGTGTTCACCCGGTTAATCGGATTCGGTAATTGGAATCCCAACCGCATGTGCAGTTTCAAAGCCACCATGTTCTGTTGGAACAGGTTGCTGATCACGACACCGTTACCATCCGAAATCACACCCTGGGTGCTGATCTCGAATTCAATATCCTGGCGGAAGGAATAAACCAGATGTCTCCACTGTCCGGCAATCAACGGATAATTGACAGAAGGTACCCCATTCTCCGGGAAGTAAATCGGAGTCCCATCCAGGGTGTATTGCATCGGTGCAGCTGGATCCCGATTGAAAATCGGAACACCCTCTCCGGAGCGCACGCCACGCAGCTTGCCCTTCATACCCAGATGGGCATAACAACCGGTCACGCCGAACCCATCATTTTCCACCAGCGCAAACAACCCACTCTCGCCCAGAATGTCATCATACAGGTCAGCGCCTGTCCCGATGGTCACACTGTGCCCGGCGGCTGCCGCAGCGGTAACAATCGCGGTTGGCCATGTTCCCGGTTTGTTGGTGCCAAACAATACGGCAGCTTCAATCGCTGCCATTGCCGCGTTCTTCATTTCCGGCTTGATCTCATCCCACAAAGGCACCTTCGCATCCCGCAGGGTATTCTTCGCGATCGGGACGATCACGGATAGATCCTCAGCGTAAATGGTCTTATCCTCCCAGTTAACCTCGGAGGTCTGAGCCAATCCGGTTTCAGATCCGTTAAAATACGCGGTTGCCATCGCGCTCAGCACGGGCAATTTTTCCTCATAAACCGACATATTGCGCAGTCTGCGCGCCATCTTGAGCATCGCGCTTTCCTGCTCAATCGAATTCAACAATTCATAACTCACTTCGACTGGGACAATACTGTCAACATCAGCTCGATTAATTACACTATCGTATGGCATTTCAATAACCTTTCTCCCTCATCGGGTCTATTGCACCCTCGTCCGGATCCATTCGTTCATGTCGGCTTTGCCAGTGTTATTCCCCTGGTTGCTGCCCTCACCCGCATTTCCTTTCGGTTGCGGTTCACTCCCAAACATTTCCGGATAGGACGCCTTAAGTCCATCAAAATCAATTTTTTCTTTGGATACCAAACCATCGGCCTGCGCCAGCAAAAAAGCCGCTTTCGGATTTTTGATCCCGGCACCAATCGCCGATTCATAAAACTTCGCCTGCAGTTCTGTTTTCTCCAGTTTGTCAACCATCCCGGTCAACTTGGATTCCGCATCACTGCCTTTATCAGCCAGGTCACGCAGTTTTTTGAGCTCTTTCAAATCATCCTTGCGTAAATCCCTCTCGGATTGCAACGCAGTTTTCAATCCACTCACATGCTCTTCAAACATGCTCTTAATTTCATCTGTCTGATCTTTCAACCAATCTTCAAACTTTGTAGGCATCTCGCCCTCCTATTTTTGTTATTCGAGCTTCTCGCTCGATGATTCAGATGAGGAAGAATTTTCTCCACCATCAAAATTTCGTTGTTGCATCAGCAAAGCCTCTGCCAGGTTTCTCGCCTTGCGTTGGTCTGCCTCATCAATCTCACCCTTCACCCGCTTCAACTCCGCCTGGGTCTTACCCCTCCACCGCAGGCTCGTCATCAACGGGATCCCGCTCGTCACTTCTGTTTGGATCGTCTGTGCATCCGTGTAAGGCTGGATCGTTTCCGGTCGGTCAAATACCGGCAACACATCCTGACGGGATACGTCCAGCCCCTTCGTCTTAGCCACAAAAACCGCCAGCTCTTTCAAAACCGGCATCATTCTGTCAATCCGATCCTGTACTTTCCTGTTCAGCGGCGCTTCCATCGCAATCAGCGCCTCTCCAGATGGATCACCTCCTTGCCTGTAAAAATAATGCTTCGGGGTCCTGCTGATCACACCCATGCTCGAGGCAAACCGCTCGATCGATTGGATGTAATTTTTGAGATCCGTGGAGGAGAATTCACCCACCTGGGATTCCTGTCCAATCCCGTCTCCTCCCGGTATCTCCCAAACCGCCCCCGGTTCGCTGCTCAATTTTCCATCCGTCTGCGCGTTAGAAATAATCCAGCGCTGGCGGAAGGCACTGAATTCCGATGCAACCATCATGTCATTGATCAATTTATTGACGGCGTTCTGCAGCGGAACGATATTTTTGAGGTCCGAATATCCCCGTTTATTTAGCTTAAAGTGAAAAACTGGCACCATCCCATAAGGATTTTTCGCCACGCCTTTTTTGCCTTCTTTGGTATACAACACAAATTTATCCGCGCTCGCCACATCATCGCCTTCAGCAATGTAATATTCGATCTGCTCCGGATAATACAGCGTCATCCGTGTGTTCTTTTTATCCGCTGTCACCCACAATTTGGCTGCATATTTCTTTTTCCTCGGATTTTCCACATCATAAAAGACATGGCACACCCGCGGATCGTTGTAATAAGTCCCCTCTCCAGGCCACGAGATTAAATAACCCTCACTCGCCACCATCATCGCTTCAGCCACATCATCGCTTTCAATCGAAAGTTCAGATAACTCATATTCCTGGTCTAAAACAGCCTGAACCTTTTTATCTTCCACTTCCCAGCGTTTAAAACTGATCCGCTCTTTACAGGTATCAATCACCACCGCGCACCAGTTCTCAGCAAAATAAGCATCCAACCCCTTGAAAATATTGTGCAAACGACTGGCGAGGTACATCAACGGCTGGTTGCCATCGTAATAATCATACAATTGCTGGTAATTCTTTTGTTTTAATCGGATCAAATCAAACGCCTGGCTTAAATCAGTCATGCCCAACTCCTCTGTCTCATCTTGCGTTGCTCTCCCTTCCCGTACATCGGCCACATCTTAATCCCGCCGCTGATCGTATCCACCTGGTCATCATGTTTCCGCTGTGGGAATCCAATCGCCTCGGATAAAAATGTCCGCGTCCATGCACCCCGCACCAGGTAAACCTTGCCTGCCACGCATCGCGATCGTAAAGGCCGCGCCCGCGTAACCTTGTCCTTATCCACCGTAATCGGGTAAATCGGCACATTCACCAACCGGCGATTCTTCATAAATTCCCGGAAAGCCAGCTTCTGAAAGGCGTTTGCTTCCACACCCCACACAACATTCCGCTCTTCTGGCGAGAGCATCACGTCCACCATCACCGAAACAAAGCGGTCATACTCATGCACCCGCACCATATCCCGGATATACAGATTCGCATCCCCATCAAAAGCAATCCGTCCACATGCATTCCAGTCCGCCCGCTCACTCTCACCCAGGGCAATATCCAGATACCCCATCCACACCAGACCTTCCGGAGCATGATCAATAATCTTGAAACTTTTCTGGTCAAAAAATCCACCGCTCAACAACCTTGGAAGCTGCTGATACAGCGAGGAAAATTCATAATCCTCAATATTCGCCGCGATCATATCCAGTGCCTCGCGTGGATACTTCTCCGGCCATAACGCCTCACCAGCTTTGCGACCCAGCGCGTCACCCATTTCCATGGTTGGCAGGTAAAGTCCTTCCAATAGATTCTTCTGAAATTCCTCCTCGTTCGGAGCATACTCATCTTCTTCCAGTGCAATCGCAGGCAAAAATAAAACATCATATTGATCCGCCAGCGGGTCATCGCTCGCCATCTTTTGCAGCAAATGACCAATCACATCATCCGGATGCCAGCGTGTATGGATAATCACAATCGCAGCCCCATCTTCCAACCGCGTATAAGCCGAGCTGTTCCACCAGCTGATCACCCGTGCGCGATGGTCCTCACTCTCCGCCTCTTCCCGGTTTTTGAAAGGATCATCCAGAATTAACAAATGCGCCCCCTTACCAGTAATACCGCCACCCACACCGGCTGCCACCACACCACCCCGATGCGGATCAGCCAGACTCCAGCTCGAGGCACTCCGGCTGTCATCGGAGAGAGAAACACTATCATCCACCGAAGACCGTGCGCCAAAAACATTCTGATACCGTTCCGATTGCAAATAATTACGCACCGATCTGGAATTCTCCGTCGCCAGGTCAGCCCCATAACTCGTCAAAATAACCCGTGAATCAGGCAGTCGGCCCAATAACCACGAGGGAAAAATCTTACTCACAATCTCAGTCTTTCCCGAGCGTGGATGAACCTGAATAACCAATCGGCCAATTCCCTCTTTACCTTTGGTCGCAATATAACGTTCCACCTGTTCCAGCTTTTCAGCAATCATCTTATGATGAGGGGCAGCCCCATACCAGGAAAGCAAATATTCGGAAAATGCAATCAATTTCCGTCTCGCCAGCGCCCTCCGCGCCAGCTCAGCGCGTGCACTACTCGAATTATTCGCCTTCTTAGTTTCTTTTACCGTCGTAACTGCCATCTTTTTCCTTCTGCCTCAATCCTCAATCCTCAATCCTCTTCCTGTGAGCTATCAGCTGTGAGCTGTGAGCTATCTTTCATCGATCCAGCCAATTTGATCAGCTCCTCATCCGTCATTTCATCCAGATCCTTCAACCTGGCATCTTTAACATTAATATTCTGGCTGGGTGTGTAATCGCCCAACATCTTCAAAGCCAGCTCCCGGTCATTATGATTCTTATAATCCGCGTTCGTCGCGCTCTTGATCAGCGCATCATAAATGTCTGCCCGGTGCTCATACAGCGGAGCCGCCTGGAAGGTAGCAATCACCTCATCAATCGCAGGGTTTCGCGTTCTCCAGGTATAAATCTGTCGATCGCTCGTCAAACCCAAAACCTGTCGTGCCAGCTCATCCTGATTTTTCGGCCAGCGTGTTTTTTTCGGGCTGCCAGCCCAGGCAATATAAGCCGCCACCCGCCACGGCCAGCCTGCATCCCGTAATTGCAAATAATCCTGCATCCAGGGAGTTTCATCCAGAGATCTCACTTCCAGCGCCTGACGTGCGCTCTCACTTCTGCGCCGTGCCTCCTCAGGGCTCACCCATCCAGCCTCATCCGTGGATGTCTCCTCCAAAGGAATATCCAGCCCCAAAGCCAATTGCTGAAAATGATCAAAATCTGATTTATTCGGGATCGGCATCACTCACTCCTAAATAACGCACCCCGCCAGTCTCAATTGCAACCCATCGCTCGGGGTAATCCTGGATCTTCGCCCACATATCCGTTCCGCCAATCTCCAAAATCGGCACGCTTTCCCCGCGCACCAAATCTCCAACGTCCGAGAATCTCACTCCTGGACCCGTCCGCACATTTACCTTCTGTGTCAACACCGTCCCCTGTAAGGGCTGGTGTCCTTGCCCAGTCTCCGGTCCCCCGTCTCCCGTCCCCGGCGGTATTGGTTGTGTATTTCCTGTCGACTGTCCACTTTCCACTTTAAACTGAAAACTTCTTATCGCCTCCCAACCCCCCGGAATATAAATCCGGCTGCTGCGCATCTCCCAAAAATTGAAACCAGGCAAACCCAGACGTTTCGCGGTCGCCATAAAATCAACCATCTCCGATGCCTTCGCCTCCCAGCCATGCTCTTTATAAGCTGCCCCGGTCGGGTAAATTGGAAGTTTATAATTCAGGTTTTTATACTCTTTCAAACATCGTTCCAGCTGCGCACCCGCATTCGTCGCCCCAGCCCAATAAACCTGCGGAGCGCTGAAATCGCAATACGGCATAAACGCATCAAACACAAATTCAGGGTGTAAAACCGGAAACCGGTACGTAGATAATCCGATGGGTAAATCCGGAAAGGCAGCTCGCAAGCGTTTCATATATCGTTTAGCCTGTTCAGCCATCCCGGGTTGCTTAAATTCCAGCTCAGCATTCACCACAAACCCGTCCAGATCAAACTCCCTGATCCGTCGAATCGCCATGTCCGCTTCCAGCTCTGGGTAACGCCCATAAATATATTGCCATCCCCAGGCAGAGATCCCACGCATTCGCAAAGCAGCCACCAGCGCAGGCACCCGGTCATGTCCCAACGGATCGATGTTATAACGCCCCGGACCATCCGCAACCTTGATCCACGCATTCGTGATATTCGCCTCTTCCAGCAAATCCGCAATCTTATTAACATCCCCGTCCTCGGTAAAGCGGATCATCCAGATAAACATCCCTTTGCCAAACAACATATCAACCACCAATCACTAACTTAATCAAAAGCGCGGTCAAACCGGCAGTACTGATCCCCAACAGCCACTTCAAAATATTATTGGTATGTACCAAGGCATCCAGCGTTTTCTTGATTGTTTTAATCTCGTTGCCATGCTCATCAATCGTTCTCCACGCCGCGTCAATCCGTCCAGATAATATTGGCTGACAACCGGCTTCCCGTGTTTCCACCACCCGAACACGCTCTTCCACGCCTGACATCAATTTTTCCAACCGCTCAAAACCCTTTTCCATGCGTTCTCCAAGCGTTCCGATTTGTTTTTCCAGACCCCTCAACTCGTTATCTGTCATGGTAATGTCATCCCGCATGATCAGGACCATCACCGGCACTCGGTTGTGAACGTTTCAGCAATGGCTTAATAATCAAATCATGCAAATAACCTGCGCCCATACCAAACATCACACCGGTCAAAAGCAGACCAAAAATAGTAACCGTGAATGGATTCTGTACCTCAGAAACCACTGCAAATAATTCAGAAATCAAAAAAATCAAGTCAAGCTGGTACAGGAAGGCAGCCCAAACACCAAGTCCACAGGTAAAAATAGCAATCAAACCCTCGCGTAATTTCGTTTTACTCAGCCACTCCGCCAGCAATGGAAAAATCGAAACAAGAATCCCCTCAATCTTCCCAAACAAAAACTCTGTCGCAGTCTGAATCACCAAAGCCAGGAAAAACATCACCCCCAGCATCACACCCAGCGATCCACCAATCGCCACCAAAACATCCAAAATCAAACCCAAACCTTCCATCTCTTCTCTCCTTCCTCTTTCTTTGTATGGGCAAAGCATTTTATCTCCTCAAAATGCTTTGCCCCTCTTGCCCTCGCTCCGCGGGGGTTGCGTTCTCTGCGCCCTTAGCTATCTTTGCGTTAACCAAAAAACGCCCACACTGGACACAAAATCCAATGTAGGCGCTCATCTCTACCAATTGCCAGAACTACATCTGGCTTGCCACTTTGGCAGTGAGGAGCGGAGGGACCATCTCCTCACTGCCTATTAAATTATCAAAAACCAAAATTCAATAATTGAATATTACATTAATATTTTAACACAACCTGAATCGGTTAACAACCCCCAAAAATCAGCCTTTTCCCGCGTTTCCTGCACCAACCCAACCCAAATAACCAACAAAAAAGACCAGAGTCCCAACCTCCGATCTTTTCACTGTGTAGAATCCATCCTGTAAGGGTAAAGCATTTTTATCCCTTCAAAAATGCTTTACCCATCTTTCTAAAACCAACAAAAAAAGCCAGAGTCTAAACCCTGGCTTTTTCCTTCTCAAAAATTATTTCTTAGTAAATATCAATCCCTTGCTCACTAATTCGCCCCCGCTTCCGATTATCAATCTTGTCGCCTCTGGAATCAGCTCTTTCACGAACAATTTATCAATATACTGATAATCCTTTGTCCGGTAAGCCCATTCCGCCGCTGTCAGCAAATAAACGTAATCAGCCAGTTCCCGGCTCGTAGCATCATCCTTAAGCCGTGCCAACAGACTTTCCAATACCGTCCAGGCAAGCCAGGACACAAAACGCGGGTCGTAATCATTCCGCTTTGCCAGTTCAACATCCAGTTCCCATTCCCCGAATTCCGGGTCTTTCACAGTACGCTTATTCATTTTGCTAGCTCCTTATTCAAATCCGTGAACGCAAAACCCTATTGTGGACGTCAATTACAGGAGCTAGCAACTCGGAGCAATCTGTTTCCACAATAGGGCTTTGACTACAAATATTTATGCACTTGTAGTGCAATTGACTTTTAAACAAAAATGCCCGTCGAGTGCTAGCTCACCTCCATTATAGCATCCACAAAATAAAAGTCAATCCAGCGCATTTTCATTTTCTTCCACAAGCTCAGTCTCAATTCTCATATTCAACAACCTCGCCGCCATCTTGGCCAACTTCATCCCAAGCCAAAATCGCAACTTAAAGACCCAGCTATACTTCACATGAACCCGCAACTTCAAATTCCCCCCATCCGGAATCTTATCCAGCGTAAACGTAAAATCCTGAATTTCACTCGCCATCACTCACCTCACACCTCCAGATATCCTAAATCTAATAATCATATGATCATCATAAACCTGTTCTGCAGTAAACCCTTTTCGATAACAATCCACCGAGCAATCCTCGCACGACTTCCCCTTGCTCAGCATCGCCTCCGGACACTCCAATTCACCAGTTGGTGGAGTCCGATCACCCTTGAAAACAAACACAGGCCTTCCATGCATCACTCCTCCTATTCAGTGTCTTTTATAGCTTCGTATGCTTTCAGTATTTCGACAATATCTCCACTCGCGAGTGCATCGACCGCATTATTTATGGCCATACTAATAACCATTGCACCAAATACACCACCAGGAATTTTTTTATACTCTTCAAGCAATTCTCGATTACGCTCGATTTCCTTTACCAAGGCTTCAGGTAAATTTGTATTACATTTTTCATCACTCATCACTCCTCCTTTTCCCATGCCACTGGCATAAACATGTGTTCCCCTTTGACTTTCTCTTTCACAAAAACAAATATATCTTTTCCTAAACCTCTAAACAACCCATAAACTTTCCAATCACAAATCTTACCTTTTTCCATATCCAATCCTGAATCACATTCATAAGGAGATTTTGATACACCACCACACATGGGGCAACGAAAGCCAAGATTTCCAATTGATTTCATTAACTCATCTACTGTTTCAAAAACCTTCACAGAATCTGATTCAATCAATGGTTGGTTACATTCCTGATAGTAATTCATATACCAGTAAGATCGTTTTTTCTCCCAGGAATCTAAAATATCGGATGCTTGCAATCCAGTTTTTTCAGCGTAGTGTTTTGCTCTATCAATAACCCAATCAAATGTTGCTTGATAATCATGATGATTATTTTCATTAAGATCTTTTACAACAACAGCTAATAATTTTTTATATCCTTCACATTCCGAAATTATCATTTCTTTTCCCTTTCCACTTTAAACTGTCCACTATGGACTAACTTATTCGTTTATTCGTTAGTTTTTATTCGTTGACGGCAATTTCCGGAAACTCATTCCACTCCACTCCATCCAACAACCGGCTTGCTTTTTTCTTTCCAAATTTATCAACCACCAAAAAATTATAATAAGTTTGAGCCCACTCCCCCCACGACTTAAAAAAGAAAGGAATATTACCCGCCAGACACTGATCCCGAAGACCTCTCACCCAATCCGGATGCATCGGTCGTGCCTTCGGTCCACTCTCCCCGCCAGCAATCACCCAATCCAATCGACCCTTTCCAACTAAATATGAATCTTTCCGATTCGTCGACGTCACGGATAACAAAACTTGCGGAATTTCATCCAGATAAACCGGCCCCAATAACGGTTCACAACTCACAAATCGTACCGCAGCTGGCGTGTCCAAAAGAAGAGGAATTCTTTCATAAGCAGATTTCTGATCCTCCACACTCACCCCCAGCCATAGATTAGGAAGAGGATTCTCACTAAGATATTTAAAACATTCAGAAAAAATAAATTGCATTCTTTCGGGTCTTTTAGTAAGGATCATAAAAGTATGTTGTGGACAATCAAATATTGTGTCAACTACATCACCTATAAAATCATAATTTACTTCATTATGAAACAAATCACTCATCGAATTCACAAATATCCTTGATGGCTTCCTCCAATGCAAAGGATCCCGCAATCGCTCCGGATGAACCTGAACATCCGAGAATTTACGGTCCTTCCAAAAACGCCTGGCAATTCCCTCAGCATAACAATGCGCACAACCAGCGCTCACCTTCTCACAACCGGTAACAATATTCCAAGTGTGGTCGCACCATTCTATTCTAGAGTTTTTAGACATATCCTTTCCACCTTTCTCCTTTCACCTTTAGACTTTCGCCTTGCGCCTTTCTTCCTCTCACCACCATCTCCACCAACCGATCCATCGCCTCTTGCCCGGGGATCCACGTCCGCACCGACCCACAAATCGAGCACCTCACATCCGCCACATACCCCTCCACCAAACCCATAACATCCACCTCCGCAGGCTCAGCCTCTGCAGGGTCCACAGCATTGCGATACAACAATAGCTTGCGAATATTTGAACCATTCCGCGCCACCTGTCCCAGCACATGTCCTTGCTCACATCGCCATTCCTTATAATCGCCCATATTTTTTCCTTTCGCCCGTAGTCTTATTCCCTTTCGCCTTACCACCCCCGTCGGGGGTTAGCCTTTAGCCTTTAACCTTCCATTCATCGCCCATCACAAATTCAGCCAACCTCATCACCTCCAGCTCACCATACCGCCCCACCAACACACACGGATCCCCGCCAGGAATCTGCAAAATCAAACCTGGTGGCAACGTACCAAGATTCACCCCGGCTTTCACCTCCTCAAAATTCAAACGCGTCCCAACCGGAAAATCCTCCAAGTCCTCATACAACTTCGACTCCCTCGGTGCATACCCCATCACATAACACTTCATCGTCATATCTAAATCCTTATCATCCCCTTGCGGGAAAACCTAACCCCTACGACCTTTCAACACCATCGCCACCAACCGGCTTGCCCATTTAATATTCTTTCTTTCCAAAAACTACAATTGCGCTCGGAAATGGAGCATTCACTTTTGATTGACCAAATTTCAATCTTCCTTTTATAAATCTGATCTCATCTCCCTTCATAACAAAATCATGCCAGTATTGAGTATCGGTTTTTGCAGGTATCAAACATACAACCAATGATTTATTCAAACTTTCTAAATAAGCCTTTTGAATCCATTTCTTTATTTCTCTTCCAAATGGTGGATTCATAAAAACAATTTCACCAGCCCAAGATTGATTCAATCCATCTTCTTTAATAGTGAAATACTTCTTACACTTATGATTTTTATTTGTTGCACACGGATCCAACGTAAAATTAAATTCCCTATTTAATTCATCAAAAATATATTGTGGTGTTTCCCATTCATTTGATTTACTCATAAATACAACTGTGTTCATATGATTTTCTCCTTTCGCCTTTCGCCTTTCAACTGTTACCTAAGCACTACAAACCTCTCCGGAATCCACCCCGCCTCCACAACATACACCTCAACCATCACCCAGCCATCCTCCCAGGCAATCACCCGCTCCGGGATCCCCTTCGCCGAGCGCACCAACAACATCGAAGGCAGCTCCCCCACATACCCCAGAAAAGCCTCAACAGCCTCCTCCAATACATCCCTGATCCGCTTTGCCTGCCCCAAACACCACAACACCGTGTCATACTTCTCACCCTCTGGCAACTCACCAACGTGGGAGAAGAAAGGCTCCCGAACATACCATTTCAACTCCAGATAATGGATCCCCAGTTTCGACTCAGCCCACGTCTTTTCCTGAATCTCACCCAACTCCCGTGAATAAAACGGGACCATCTTTCGCCAGGCAGCCACATCAATCTCAGCGGAATGCATCACCTTCAGCGTCCGCAACCCAAACTTATCCACCACATTCTCCAAAACCTCACCCTCTAACTTTCTCTTTTTCTTCATCCTTCCTCCTCAGTCCTGTAAGGGCAACAGCATTTGATCTTTTCGAAATGCTTTGCCCCCTAACCCCTAAAACCTAAACGTCCTCGAATCCCTATCCCGGCCATCCTGTAAATAACGGTCCTTCCTCACACGCCCTTCATCAAAATCGGCCTTGATCCATTCATCCAGTCTCACATCCGGAATTCGAACCCCAAATATATGAACCACATCCACAGCACTGCTCCGCAACCAATCTTTCGCCTCTTTCCTCATCCAGCTCTCCTGGTGATAAACATCCCGAATCGCCCGCACCAGCACAGCCGCCATCAGCCGACGTATACCGGAATACCTATATTCCACTCCTATACCCCCTTCCTGCACTCGCAAAGCGTGTGTCAACTGTCAACTTTCGACTATCAACTAAATCAGTGAACTTCTCTATTTTTACGAAGTCCCCAAGTTCACCGCCATTGCAAATGTTTTTCCTTATATATATCTTCTTCTTTATACGATTTTTCACTAAGTCCCCAAGTTCACTACTTGTAAGTAAATTGTTAGTAATAGTTAGGGAAAAGTTAGTAAAATTTAAGTTTTTATAACCAAAATATAACAAGTAGTGAACTTGGGAAGGTAGTGAAGGTAAAAACGGGGTTTGCAAGGATATTAATTTGTTTTGTATTTTAATCTTTAAGCGACAAAACAAATTTAATTTCCATATACCCCAAACAACCTTCACTAAGTTCACTACTCCCCTAATTTGGTTTTTATAGTAGTTCATTTTGTTTTCCTTCCACCTTCTTAACCGGAGCAATAACCGGTAAAATCGGAGCATTATGATCAGGAGGATCAATCCCAAACCGCGAACACAACGCCATGATCCGGTCTTCCTCATATACCGCGTAGTAATTTCCCTTAAACGGTCCATTCGTCGCCCGCTCAGTGGAAAGTTGCAGATTATTCCGCACAATCGCCCCGATCCGCTTCGGTCCCAATTTCTTCCTGGAATATTTTCGGTCCCCATCATCCTCTTCGTCCTCGCCATCCTCACCCCGGTTTTCCTCATCAATCACATCGTTGGTCGCCTTCGTGATATGTTTCAAAGAAAAATCCCAGACATGACCGTTCTCATCCACACCAATCGGATTCCCTCGTCGAATGCGCACCACAGCCTCCAGAACCTTCGCATCCAACGACATCGACCGTTCCACAATCAGCTGGCGATTATAGTTGCGAATAAATCCGTCAATCTCCTCCTTGAGATCAGGCTCATCCACAATCGTCTTCAAAGCCATGGTCACCTGGTTCAACCGCGGCTCAATCGAGCGATCCACCGTGTTGTAATCCACCTCAATTTCCGGCAAAAGATACTTCATGCGGTAGGCCAGTAACAAATTCCGGATCTCCCTGGCTTGCTCATTAAATGCCTTGGGAAGCACAATCGGAATATCCAGCCTGGGGATGCCGCCACCCATTTCTTTGGTAAGGCAGCGTGATTCAGTCGCCCGGTCCATAAACTTTTTCCGCGTGGCAATCACCTTCGGGCCGTAAACATCGTAAATCTTGACCAAAAAACCACTTTGTCCGCTGCCCTCAGTCCTCAAAACCGGTGAACCCTTCATATACCCGGAATTCAAAATCTTGATAATGTCCGAGCTCTCATCGCTCTTGGAAAAATCAGCCTCATCCAGCACCAGCGTACCCCGATACCGTTCCAGCATCCGGAAGATGGGAGATGTAGTAGTAGCCCCGGCGGTAAAAATCGGGCGGTAGCAAAGAATTCCAATCGCCTGGATCATTCGTGACTTACCCGTCCCATAATCGCCTAAAGCGCGCAAATATGGCAGCACGGTGAACGCATCATACATCCAGGTGAACAAAACATAATAAGACGCCAGGCGTTCGTAAAAACTATCAACATCCAGATAGCGGTGGATAAAACTCCGAATAATGGCAATCAATTCCCGTACACTTCGCAGCGGTACAATCTTGGATGGCAGCATCACCACTTCCTTGGTCATAGCATCTTCCGGGAAGGGAGGCACAAAACGTTTATTGTCATAATCGTAATAATCCGCTTCCTCAATCGTGCCATCCGGTTTGCGAATCGCGAATTTTGTATAATTGCTTTCTTTGTCATACAGCAGTTCAACCAGCGTCTCATCAAACCACCTGCCCATCGTCTCCACAAACTCAGTCGGTTCCTTACTCTTTTCTGCGCTGGGAGTACCCGACAACGTCTTCAACACATGATTGAAATCCCGCAGGTTCAGATCCAGCGCCTTCGCCAGCTTTGAGCGGTATTGTGCCAGCAAAACACTATCCATCCTGGCAATAACATTCAAAGCCTTTTTATGAGCATCATCTCGCTCTGCGCCCATTTGTTGGCCAGCCCAAAGAGCCACAGTTTCGACATAAGTAGGAGCAGCAGCCAGCAATTTTTTCGAGCGCTCAACCTGCGTTTCCTCTGGCACCCGGTTACGGACCATACTCAACAACCAGTCATTTGCGTCTTTACCATCCGGCCAGCGCAAAATACGCGTCATCGGTCCCAAAATATCAGCATTTTTCCACGCGCTCACCATACCAGCCTGGTCATTGTCCGGACCCAAATACAGGGTAATATGACCCCGCATCCGCTCCCCAAACTTCTCATCAATACTCGTACCGGCGCTCGCAACCGCCACAACCCCCAATTGCGCCAGGCTGATCGCGTCTGCCTGTCCCTCAACGATGACACATACCCGTTCCTGCGGTTTCCACACCCCATTAACAAAAATCTGCCGATCACCAACCAATTCCCTCGGCAAATTGTAGTGATTTTTTTCGTGCACGCCTCTGCCTGAGTAGTATCGCACCCTCCCGAACAAAAAATGCGGGTAAACCAGCATATCCTTACCAACAAAACTCGGAATAAACCCCTGCTCAACCCACCTGGATTGTCCCTCAAGCTTATTTTCGCGTAGCCAGCCATCAACCTTCCCGTTGAAACCAATCAAACTCACCGCTGGAGGAGAATCCGGATCAACACCCGAGACAACGAACTCCCCGCGCAAATGCTTACAAAAATCTTTACGATTATCCGCATTGCCCGTGTACCCCAACATATGCTTTTCGATCGTCTCCTTGGTCCATCCCCGCGAAAGAGCATAATTCAAAGCATCATCATCGCGCATCAACCACCCGGAAAACACAGAAACTGCCACCTCAAACGCATCCTCCCTGTTCCTGGCAGCGATCCGTTCCTCAACAGATTGCTTGCCCCAGTTCGGCTCAGGCATTCCAGCTCGTCGGCAAAGCAGCTCAATCGCGGTCTTGAAATCGCAATTACTGCGCCGCATCACCCAGTTGATCACATCCCCCTGCTCATTCCGGGAATTCCAGTAATATTTCTGCGTGTCCAGGTTCACAACCAGGCTGTCATGCTGGTCAGCTCTGCGACATTGGCCAGTCTTCTTCCCGAGTGGGAAACCGTCTTTATCAATAACCTCATCAATTTTGTTAGCAATTTTTACAAGTTCAACAATATCGTTATGATCTACCATGTCACCTCATCCCATGTCACCAAATCGCAGCAGGAGCCTGGCCCGCGCAGCAGTCGCACCCACAGAAGCAGCAGATTTACCGCGACCCTTGTCCACCAACTGGTCTGAATTTTTCTCGCACTCGTTGCGGCCGTCGCCCCGGAAAAAAATGGGCATACCCCCCACCCCCTACCCGGCACCACCTGGACATCGCTCCCCATCTTATGCGACATAAATCCATGCCATAAACAGACCGAAACCATGGCAATCCCCGCCAAAATCGCGCACTTAATGTCGTATAAGTTGTAGTTATGCGACATCCACACCAGCCCAACCAACGCCTTTTCTCCACGCATCCTCGCTCACTCCTCATTTATCCGGTGAATTAGTGAATTTACTGTTTTTTACTGCTACTGACTTCATCCCCAATGGGGAAGGTGAAGACGGCATCACTCCAACATTGCGACTCACCTGCATGCCAGATGTTTGACAATGTATTCTTCGCAAGATCAATCGCCCGATCCGCACGATCTAACACCTGCAATGATGGACCCAACAACCCACTCATGCGACCATCCCGCTCAATCGCCTGGGTGATCCGTAACCGCACCTGCAGATCCAACAGCATCCCCGCCGTGGATATCGCACTCAAAGCATTCTCCACTTCCGCCCTGGTGGCTTCTTTCGTCTCAGTCATCCTTGTCACTCTTACCTCCAATCCCAAACAACACACGCTCAATCGCATCGCACACCGCTGCTGCGACGGCAAAGAACACAATCACAACTAACCAGATCAAACTAATTGCCAAATCAGCGCTCATTCTTCTCCCCCTTCTTCTTCTCCTCATAACCCGCCATCATATCGCGATAGTCATCCTGGAAATTCTCTTTCCAATCCCTGTATGTAAAAATAGAGACCACTATTGTTATTAAAAGAATCAAAACAATTATTATTGTGATAAACAAGCCCATTTTTCTAACTCCTCTCCACAAACTCACTCAGAGACTTCTCCCGCGCTTCTGCTTCCTTCGCCCTGGTTTTATGGTCCAGCCAGGAATCAATCCAATACGCCAGCACGGTCCCAAAACCAGCCGAAACGACCACGATCCACAAAGCCACCGCAACCATCCAACCTTCAATCATCGTCGTCGTCAAAAACAGCACCGTCAGGGGAATCAGAAACGCCAGCACTCCCATCAGATAACTCGCAATCCTGCCCGGTCTCTGTCTCAGTAGCAGCAGATTCCAGGGCAGCCAATGTTCCAACATCACCACCAGCAACGCGATCAGCGCCGCAATCGTTACACCCATCCAGTAATTCATTTTGTTTGTTCTCCTTTTTCAGATCCATCGCTTTTCGAATCAGGCTGGCAATCACAGCGCAATAACCATCCAGCTTATAATCCGGAAGAGTAACCAGAGTTGTCTCAAATTCAGCCTGATATTTCATAGTTGGAAAACCAAAGGGCAGATCAAGGAAACCTGCCCTGAAAAACTAATTCTTGATTTGTGAAAACCGCAAATCGATCCGTGAATCGATAAAATTCACCAGTTCGTTCATCGTGTAATTGGAAAGGAACGCAACCAGAGGCGAGTCAAACTGGCTATCGGATTGAATCAACTCCTCCTCGAGAGGAACATATTGAGGCTCACTTGACGCTGGAATTGAACCATGTTCCCGCTGCTGATAGTTCTCCATCACTTCATAAGCCCGTGCCAGGGCAATGTGATAATCAGCTATATATCGATAAATAACATTTCTTTCAAAATCTTCTACCAAAAGATCTTCGTCGGCACTGTGAACGGAATAACTCAACGTCTTTTGATGCACTTCGTTTACCGCATAAATGGTAATGGGAGCAAAGCCAGGAATATCAACATGCATCCATCCCTGCTCTACACGTAAACCACCTATTTCGTAGGTTGTGTCAGTATCAATTACAACTGTGTACGGTCGTAAAATCTCCGGAACCATGGCAATCAATTCCATTTTCGCCTTCTCCAGGTCTTCTTCAAACCGTTTTCTGGATTTCTCCTCCATCTCTTTCTCAGCAGCAATCTTTTTGCGACCTTCATCGCAAGCAGACCAAACCGCAGTCATATCTATATCGATTTCTTCCATCACTCCACCCCATTCTTTCTAATCGCAGTCAAAAACACCCGTTTCACGTCCGGATCATCCTTCACAGGATATTCCTTCGACCACTCGATCGTTTCATAACCGCCTTCCTCCAATAACCGGATAATCGCTCTGCATACCGTTTCCGGTTGAGTGCTCTGCACCCTTATCTTCACAACCCGTTCGTTCGATACCATTTCAGCCATACAAACTCCCTTGCATCTTTCTCAATTCAACTTTCTTCTGGTCCTTCAATTCGGGAGGCTCCTGCAGATATCCTTCCAGCCAACAGCTCATACAAACAGGCTCCCGCGGATCTCCATACTCTTCCAAATCTGTCTTAATCTCAGCCTCACACACAACACACTTTTTCATCTTTATTTTTCCCCTTTCAACTTTTGCCTTTCAACTTTTTCCTTACTCGCCATGATCCTGGCCAACTTCGCCCGTTTCCGTCGTTCATGCCTGTTCGGAAGCCGAACCTCAACAACTTCAATCTCATCCGGATTTTCAGGCTCTGAATTTTCCAAAGCCTTTTCCATCAAATCAACCGAATCATCAAAATTTGCTGTATCATCATTCATCTTTAGCCTTAATCCCTTCGCCTTTCGCCTATCAACTAAAGCCTGTCAACTGCATTTTCCAAATCATCCCAGCTTGGTTTCGTATACCGCGCCGTCACATCCAGCCTGGAGTGTCGCAAAACCTTCTGCACCACCGTCAGCGCCACACCCTTCTGCACCATCCGTGTCGCACAGGTATGCCTCAGCATGTGCGGCGTCACCATCACACCCGCCAGCCTGCCAATCTCCTTAACCCTGCGTTCCACCTGGCGCGTACTCAACCCACCAAATAAGATCTCGTTACCCTCATAAACCTCCTCATATTCCCGCAGCCAGCGCCTTACCTCCAACCCCAAAGGCACCTTGCCAGCCTTACCACCCTTACCATTACGGACCATCACCACCCCGGAGCGCTCATTCAGCTGGATATCATCCCGGTTCAGGTTGACCACTTCCTCAACCCGTAACCCGCAATACACCATCAGTGCCACCATCGCCGCATCCCGCAGCGCGTTCGTGCGTTGGGATGATGTTCTCGCGGCGCTGATCTGCACCTCAACCATGCGCATAAACTGGCCATACTCTCTTTTCTCCAAACTCCTGGGTGCCAGCTCTTCCTCGGCTGCGGTGGGAATATCCTGAAAGATGTTGTAATTCACCAGCTCGTGCACCTGCAAATACTCCGCAAACAAAGCCAGCATCGCCCGTCTGCGATTCCACGTGGAGGCAGCCACCCGCTGCACCGTGCGAGAATAGCGATACCACCCGCGCAGGTCCCAGCTCGTCACCAGCTGCGGCTCAAAACGCGTGTTATTCTCCAGCTCAAACCACTTCATAAACTGGCCAAAATCCGCCATGTACGAACGCACCGTCTTCTCCGCCCGCGAACTATCCCGCAACCACCCCTCAAAACTCGGCGTCCCTTCTTGCTCTTTCCCTGTCAACTGTAGACTTATCACACCCGTCGGGTGGTCAACTGTCAACCTATTCATTTACTCCCCCTTTCGCCTTTCGCCTTGATCCTAACGCCTAAAACCTCCGAAAGAACCTCCACCTGCCCCCGCGTCCACACCACCCGATACCCATCATTCCTGCGGTGCTTGCTCAATCCCATCTCCCCCACAATCAACCCCGCGCTCTTCGGGGAAGGACAATCCGCCATCAACGTGCACATCGTCTTCAGCGACAAAACAAAAACAAGCTCACCCGCCAGGCTGGTCGTCTCCGCGTACACCGGTCGCTGTGTTTCCTTCGCCAAAAGGCGTACAATCTCGCGTGCCCAATGCTCCGGGCGAATGCGAATGCTGGGTGCCATTGCCACCACTTTCCCCAGTGTTTCCTGATCCAAAATTCTGCTATCCATCGTTTACTCCGTTCGTAATTAAAATATGCGCCATGCGCTAAAAAACTCGCTAAAATCGAATCATTGATTAGCTGCCAATTTCCCCGAATCAACCCGCAAAGAATACTCACCCAAAATGTCCTGTAACGCCTCCGCATCAAAACCCAGCGCAATTTTTCCCAATGTCTCATCGCGCACCTCACCCTTGCCGCGCAGAACATTCCAGGCATGCTGGTACGTATACCCCAACCGCTCCGCAAATTCATTCGGATCGACCCCGTTATACGCCGCCCAATCCCGGATCACCAACGTCATCAGCTCCCAATCAATAACTGCCATAACCATCTACCCTTCCAACCAGTGTTGTGCTCTGCGATGTGCAAAGCGTTCCCGTACCGTTTTCCAAACCACGTACCTGCGCCTGTCCTCCCCCAAAACAACCGACCGAATCCATGGTCTGCCACCCAGCGCATCAATCACACGGTTCAAATCCTCCTGCATGCAGGTAATCACTTTGGGACGTTCCCGGTGCGAAAGCAAAGTATTGCGCGCAGGGATCTCCAGCACAATCACCGCAGGGTGGCACCACAGGCGCATCAAACCAGCCAGCTTATCCCACCCGCAACCAGGTGTGCCAATCAAAATTAGATCCCCTAACCCGGGCAAATCCTCCCAACTTTTGATGATGTAATCCACCAGAACATCGCGCACATCCAGGCCGTCAAACTCCACCACCGAACCGAGCTGATACACCAGCTCACCTTTCGTCAAATCGTGCATGTCACCTCCGTTTAGAAAATTATTGAAAATGTTTAGATTAATAATCATTATAACGACATTTATATAAATGTCAATATATATCTAAACAAATCATTTAGAAATTTAATGAACAAAATAGTTATGATTGTAAACAAATGAACGATAAATTTATTGAATGGGTCAATAACGAAATGAGAAAAAAGAACTGGAGTATTCGCCAAACTGCCAAGGCATCAGGATTATCTCCAGCCTTAGTTTCAATCACGCTTTCCGGAGAAAAACCGACCTTCAATACCTGCGCAGGGTTAGCGGAAGCGTTCAATGTTTCGCCAAACTATGTTTTTCAACTCGCAGGACTGATTGAAGAACAAAAACGGGACGAGCTGAGCGATGAGGCAGAATTCCTCATGTCTCAACTCTCACCATATCAACGCCAATTGGCGGTCAAATTTATCCGCGTCCTCGCGGAAGAAAAAGGGGGCTACAATGCTACCGGAAGCCTGGTGGAGGATGAACAAAAATAAAAAGCGCATCACAATACAGTGCCTGCGTTTGTTTTGGTTTTCCTCACACCCCATCATAAGACCATTGACTTTAGCAATCATCATCATGTTGTTACTGCCATCTCATTGGCTCGCCCTGCCCACATCCATCGGGTTAGGCTTTTCAATTGAAGTGTTTTTGAAATTATTTGAAAATGTTCTATTGATAAATATTAAGGAAATATCATAATGAAAACCTGTCTGTTTTGCGCAGAGGAAATAAAAGACGAAGCCATTGTTTGCAGATACTGTGGAAAAGATATACCATTAATCGACCCAATTCAATACCACGAAGAGACACCCCCAAAAAGTGGCAAACGTGGTTTATTCATATTCATTATCATTATTTTGATTTTTGCATTTTTTGTTATCAAAGGACAGGTTGATAGGTGGAATGTTGAAGGATCAAAAAGAATTGTTTCTCCAAAAACCTCCATTCCTGCCAGCGTTATTCCTGCAAACACAAAAGAACCTGAGCCAATAAAAACAACAATTCCTTCTATTCCAGGATTGTCTCCAGCTGATATTAAAGTAAACCTGGAGAACAAAGATTTTGAATGCACGAATGCAAAAACTGTAAAAACCGAAAACATGCCAGATTCGTTTCTCTGGTACTGTGATCGCGAAGATGGATCTATTAAGTACAATGTCGATTTTTCCTCATATTCCTTAAAAACAGTCAACGCAATAGACGCTTCTGTCACCCAATCACTTTACGACACAACCGATCTCGCAGAACCATTCCTATCATGGTTTTCTACTGTAGCTTTTCTGGATAGCACTGCTAAACAAACCGAAATAAAAAATTGGGTTTCCTCTACGCTGAAAAATTGGAATGGCACTCAGAAAACAACCACAAAAAATGGAGTCAAATTCACACTCTCCGGATCTGAATATTTTATGGTCCTTACAATCGAACTACCATGACCCCCACCTACGTCGCCTACCTGCGAGACTCCGGAGGAGAAGATCAGGATCTCTCCGTCGAGCAACAGGAAACCGCCATCCTCAACTGGTGCGCCAAAAACGGTCACCAGCTCACCCGCATCTTTCGCGATGTCGCCTCCCCCGGTTCCACCATCGCAGGCCGTGATCAATTCCTCGAAATGATCCACTACTTCCGCTCCGGTCAGGCAACCGAAAACGGCATCCTCGTCTGGAAATACTCGCGCTTTTCGCGTGACATCAACGACGCCCAATTCTACAAAGCCGATCTCAGGCGCATGGGCTACGAAATCCTCAGCATGAACGATTCCATCCCCGAAGGGCTCAATGGTCGCCTCTTTGAAGCCGCCATCGACTGGATGAACGCGCGCTTCCTCGAAGATCTCAGCACCGATGTCAAACGTGGTCTGCGCCACATCGTCGAAAATCACGCTGCCATTCCAGGAACTCCTCCCAAAGGCTTCAAGCGTGAACCGGTCGAAATTGGCGCGCGTCGGGATGGTCGCCCGCACATCGTAAATCGCTGGGTTCCGGATCCCGATCTGTGGGATCGCTGCCTGCTCGCCTGGCAAATGCGCGCTGCGGGAAACTCCTACGGAAAGATCCACGAAAAGACCAGGTTATTTAAAACCATCCACAGTTACACAACCTTTTTTCGCAACAAAATCTATCTCGGCACCATGGAATTCGGCGACCTCACCATCGAAGATTACTGCGAACCGCTCATCACCCAGGCAATCTGGGACACGGTCCAGAACCTCAACAAACACTACGCCAAAAAACAACGCATGAGCGGAGACAACCCCAACCACCCGCGCCGCGAAAATTCCCCCTACCTGCTCTCAGGTCTGCTCTACTGCACCCACTGCGGATCCCCGATGAACGGGCTCGGCGTCTACTCCGCAAACAAAAAACCTGGCCAGGTCGCCAGGTGGTATTACTACCGCTGTTCCAACAAACAAAGCCAGCGCACCCAATGCCCCGCAACGAAGATCCCGCAAAAAATACTGGAAGAGATGGTCATCGAGCAAATTACCGAATTTATCCTCGCACCCCAAAACCTTGAAATCGTCCTGCGATCATTGTACAACGACCACGCGGCCATGATCCAGCAACTCGAACCAAAACGCGAATCCCTCAACAAAGAATTAGGGACCATCAAACAAAAAATCGCCAACATCACCGCAGGGATCGCAGATGGTGGTCACAGTCGTGCATTGTTACAAAAACTCAACGACCTCGAAAGCCAGGAAATGCAAATCCGCTCCGAGCTGGTCGAAATCGAAATAATCGCCCGTGAAAAACCCGCTACAATCGATTCTGAGCAAATCAAAACGCTATCCCTGGCACTTTCTGAGACAATTCACGCTCAAAACGACTCAGAAAAGCGCGAAATCCTACAAAATCTGATAGAAAGAATCGAAGTGAAAAGAGAAGAAAAAAAAATAATCGGAAAAATCTGGTACTACTTCCCCGGTAAAAAAAAACTTATGTCTAAGGTAAGCACCCCCCTGGGGGCACCTAAAACCACCATATTTGGTGGTTTTTTATTTTTCATGTACAACAAGAACAAATTCAGCTTTTTTTACATTTAATTGTTTGATTACTTCTGAAATTGAACCCCTTAAAAA